CCTCAAGGCGATACTGGTCCTCAAGGCGATACGGGTAAGACTGGTGAACAAGGCGATACTGGTCGAAAGGGTGGGGGTGGGGATAGTGGTCCTCAAGGCGATACAGGTCCTCAAGGCGATACAGGTCCTCAAGGCGATAGTGGTCCAATAGGCGATAAAGGGCCTGATGGCGATAGTGGTGATCAAGGCAAGAGCGGTGATCAAGGCAAGAGTGGGGATCAAGGCAAGAGTGGGGATCAAGGCAAGAGTGGGGATCAAGGCAAGAGTGGGGATCAAGGCGATACTGGTCCTCAAGGCGATACTGGTCCTCAAGGCGATAGTGGGGATCAAGCTCCTGGTGAACAAGGCTATACTGGGGATCAAGGTCCTAGTGGGGATAGGGGTCCTGAGGGGGATCAAGGCGATACTGGGGATCAAGGCAAGAGTGGTAAGACTGGGGATCAAGGCAAGACTGGTCGAAAAGGTGGACCTGGGGATGGTGGTTCTCAAGGCGATACGGGTCCCCAAGGCGATAGTGGTAAGACTGGGGATCAAGGCAAAACTGGGGATCAAGGTCCTAGTGGGGATAGGGGTCCTGAGGGGGATCAAGGCGTTACTGGGGATCAAGGCGATACGGGTCCTCAAGGCGATACTGGTGTACAGGGTAGAAGTGGGGAGAGGGGGCCTGACGGGGATCAAGGCTATACTGGTGAACAAGGCGATAGTGGTCCTAAAGGCGAGGAGGGAAATAGTGGGAATACTGGGTCTACTGGCCCAGGTGGTCCTGAGGGTTCTCAGGGAGATACGGGTGATGAAGGCCCTACTGGTCCTGAGGGGGAGTCTGGCCCATCTGGAGCTATAGGACCCGCTGGAGTCACAGGATCGGCTGGAGAAGCCCAGCAGTGGTCTTTTGTGGAAATTACTGCCAATGACGGGGTAAATACTGCTGATCCTTATTATTTCGCCTCAGGGGCTACACAAGCGGTTAATGAAACTGCGGATATTACTTGGGATACTACTAATAATTACTTTACTATTGCGGAAACAGGTACTTATGAGTTTGAAATGCAAGGTAGTTTCGCAGTGGCATCCAGTCCTACCGAGATTACGCTTAGTATTGTTCAAACAACAGGATTAGGGGGGACAGAAGTAGAAAAAATTAATAAACTTCAAGTTCTTAGAACTAATATTGATCCTCATGATGGGATGCTTAAGTGGATTGGATCAGTTACAGCAGGACAAAAGGTTACTTGTAAGATAGATTCGGGTAGTAATACTGTTAGAATGAAGCTCGGTTCTACCTTTACCTGTATAAAATTGGCTGGATAAATTAAAGGAAAAAACCTAATGACACAAGATAAGAAAACATTTATAACAAAGGACACACTAATGCCATTAGGTATGGTTATCGCTCTCTGTGGAGGGGTGGTCTGGATAAGTACTCAGCTTAGTGGTATCAATTATAAGCTGGATATGTTGGAAGGGAAGCTGGAGGATCAGTGGACCAGGAGAGATATGGAAAACTGGGGTCTTAAACTAAAAATGGGAAACCCCGATATAACAATTCCCAACTTGGAGAACTAATATGAAGTATTTAACGAAAGAGAACATTTTACTTGCTATGGTGGGATTTTTATTCCTTGCCAAGGCTAACGACCTCAGACAGTCCCGTAGAGGCCCTGAGAGAGCCCGTGGTGCAATCATGGAGAGACTGCGTGGTATGGACCGTTCTGACTGGGGATCCCGTATGGAGGGAATGAGGAAGGCTAAGAAGGGCAAAGCAGAAAAGGTCGTTTTAAGCGAAGACTGCTGCGAAAAGAAAAGCTAATCTAGCATGTGGTTCTGTTTAAGGATAGATAACACTCTTTGAGTGTAGTTTCTTTTTACAGTATCTAAAGACGAGTTGATATTTTCTAGTAAAATGAGTCCTAGTTCATCTACGGACTCATTTTCTATGAATTTTTGTAGTTCTTCAATAATCCACTTAACATCTTCTTTTTCGGAAACAGTTAATTTCCCTTGAGATTTCATTAATTCGTCTTTTTCTTTCATATTACCTTAACTTCGTGTCCTTCACGCTGGTAATGTCTTTTTCTAGCGCGAGAGTGTGAGGATAAATATCGCTCTTTATCCATAAAATCGTATACATATACTTGTTTTTTGGAATCGTGTCTTCTTAATGCTCTTCCTAATGCTTGGAGAGTGGCTATTTCAGACTTCATCCCTCTAGCATTGATGAAATGGGTTATTTCCTCAATGTTAATCCCTGTTTGGAGGATTTTAGTGCCAATGAGGACACTAGAATCTCCGCATCCTCTGAATCTAGATATAGCGTTATACCTCTCTCCGACCGAATTAGCCCCTTCCAGGAATTCGCACTGTCCCCCAAGTAAGTTTTCCAGGGTTCTTCCGTGATCAAGCGACTTGGTAAGAATAAGGATACGGGCTCTTTCGTTTTGTTTTCTAATGTCATTTACAATGTCCTTTATTTTATTGTTTCTTTCTTCGTTATTTACGATATAATCATCGTAAACTTCTAAATAGCTCTGGTCTTCGTCTATCCCACTTGCAGTATAAGGTCTGTTGATTAACTGAATAATTGGTTTAGTAAGTTTTCCTTCTTCTACTAATCCAGAAGTGCTAATTACTTCCCATACTGGACCTAAAGCCCCTTCTAGATTATGTTTAGGAATATCATCTCTAGGGGGTGTTGCTGTAAACCCAATTCTATGTTGGGCGTTTTGGAAGCTTCTTATGGCTGGGAGGGTGATTTTACCATTAGCAAACTCATGACACTCATCCACCATCAACACTTCAGTTTCTTCCAGATGTGTATCGAGTATTTTTTCAATACTCTGGACCGTACAAAGCATAATATCCCCGTAAATATAACCTTCACCATAACATAAACCAACATTATCAATTCCACAGGTGTCAGTAAGAAATTTATAAGTTTGTGTAAGTAATTGTTTCGCATTAAACAATAATACCATCTTCTTCCCCGCCCACGCTTTGATTAACGCTGCCATAATTAAAGTTTTTCCTGAACCAGTAGGAGCTTTAACTATGCCTCTGTGTTTTTGGAGTGCTTTGGTTACTAATTCTTGTTGAAAATCATAAAGCGAGAAGGGTTCTATCTCATAGGAATTATGGGTAACTTGTTTTGTATAAGTATATTCTAATTCGGGAGTACATTTTATTTTTTTGAGATCAATAAGGATCCTTTCTAATAATCCTGTTCGAAATACTCCTCCTCTTGTTATAAAATGGGTATTTCCATCCCACTGTCTTCGTTTATAAGCCGCAGAATATTGGTGTCCTGGGGTTTTGTAACTATATAGTTTGTACATTGCATCTAATAAATGTGCATTATCTGTTACTATTCTAGAATTAAGTGTATCTACAGCTATTTTCATACACTATTATAGGTTATACATCCTATAAGGAATTTTTATGACACAAGCAAAAAAACAACCGACTGCCCCGCAAGAGGGTATTTCTGCTGATGATAAGATTATTGAAGAGTTATTATCAAATCTACCCTCAACTGAGGATATAGTTCTTGAACTTCCATCTAAGAACAAGTTTTATACTCTAATGGATCCTACTAAGCCAATTACTATTCGACCATTAACTTTTGAAGATGAAAAGAAAATGATGTCTAGTAAGCAAGGAGGAAGCAAAATGCTTAACTCCTTATTAGGATCTTGTATAAAAAATATTAATCTCTCCCAAGTTCTTCAATTAGATAAGCTTTATATGTTAATGAAATTGAGAGAGGTCTCTTATGGAGAAACTTATCAGGCTAAGATAAACTGTCCATCTTGTAAGAATGATAATAATATCACTTTTAATCTTTCCGAATTACCTGTGAATTACGTTGATGAGGAAATGGTTAACCCCGTTCCTGTTTATCTCCCCATCTTACAAAAGACTATTAAAGTTAAACTCCCCACAATTGCTGATGAGGGTTATCTTGTAAACTCTGAAATAGCTATGGCGAACTTATGGAGATTTGTTACGGAAATTGAGGGTCATGTAAATAAGAAAATCATTTCTCAGGTTATCCAAAAGCTCCCATTAAAAGATGCTCATGCTTTACTTAAAGTAATGGGTGGAGATGGGTTAGGGATAGATACAAATGTTAAATTCGCATGTAGCTACTGTCCTTTGGTCGAAGATATGGAGTTGCCCATTGGCGCAGATTTTTTTACAGACAGTTAAAAGAAGTTTTTGATTTAGAAAACCTTCTTTTAGAAGCCTATATACTTGTAAGAAGGTGTCGTTTTTCTTATTCCGATGTTAAGAGTATGACTAGGGGAGAACGGGCCGTATTTTTAGGATTTTACAATAAAGAGATAGAAGAGCAAAAAAATGCAAGTCAATCAAACTCCCGTAGTAGATAGGAATAATAGACCAAATGTAAGCCAAAGAGTTGGACTTAGAACTTTTTTCATAAATGATGGGGCATATGTTGATCCATATGAAATAAGCTCTGTACAAATTTTTAAGACTTCTGATACGCTAAGTCCAAATAGTGTTCTAGGTGCTGAGAATCTAGTTACTAGTGTTCCCTTAATGACTTTTGCCGCATCTGGGGTAAACTATTTAAATGAAGCGGTTCACTGTACTATTACTGCTGGTACTGCCGTAGGGACCGCTTGTGAAAATGCTTTTGATGTTGATAACTATACCCCTGGGGTAACTGCTAGTGGTATCTACAGGATGGCTGCTGGGGAGTATGTGGTTGTTTTAGACCAGACCCTTAACCTCTCTGGTTGGGATTGGACTACCAGTAGCCAAGTAGCTGCTTCAGGTTGTTCCTCAGTAGGGGATTATACGGATATTTGGACAGTTAAACTTGCTGAAGCCTCAAAATATCAGGTTATTTATAATCAGTACGCATTACATGAGAATACCTTCTATGCGGTTACTGAGCCGTTAATGCTTACCAGTAGAGCAAAGCTACTTAATAAACATGTTAGGTATAACGAAGTTATTGATTTGAAGGTGGTAACGGAAAATACTCTTCAAAATAAGACTATCCCTGAATCAATTCAAAATATCTTTAAAGATTCTGTGGTTACTGATGCTACGATAATGATAAAGAAAGTAAACCAAGATCCTACTTTTGATGGACCTTTTACAGTAATAAGTGCAGAGCCTACACAAATCACATCTGATAATACTTTATTGTTTTCTTGGGATGTAGCCACTACTATAGAAGAAGCAGCAGCGGAGCCAGGATCGAACTTTGGAAGTCCGACTGGTACTTACAGTGTACAGGTTTCTTATAGTATACTGAACCAGCAATTTGTAAGTCCACTGTCTTATCTCACAGTGTCGTAAGGAGGTGATCCATGAGATAGTTATAATCATACCGCTTGGTGTGGTTATCAACAAACTCCCGTAGATTGAAGCCTTTTACATGAGCTTCATTCCAGTCTTTTACTTCCAAAGGAGGATGGCAGATGTAAATATCTGCCATCCTTTTTATGCGACGAAGGTAGTCAACACGGTTAACCCCCCTTTTCCCAGCCGCATCATTGTCGTATCCAATAATAATCTTCCCTTCAAATTCTTTTAGCTGTTCCATCTGGTGATCTGAGACGGAACACCCCATAGTGCATGTAGCATTCACTCCTTGGTTTTGGAGTGAGATAGCATCTAACGGACCTTCACACACTACAAGATGATCTTCCTCCTCATCATAAGGATATAGAATATTAGAAGGCTTAGGCCAACCCTCCGAAGGGTTAAGATACTTAGGAGTTTCATCCTCTAATGCCCTGGCTTGGTAATAGAATAAATTACCTTCATGTGAGAATGGGATGATGAGACGACCGTTTACTTCAGAAACATAAAAGGTAGAGTCTTGAGTCTCAAGGTTAAACAGTCCTCGCTCATATAGAAAGGCCCATGCCCTCTGGACAAGGGGACGAGTTGTGTCGTAGTCGCCCAGCGTGACCTCAACTAGTTCTAAGTTTTTCGTAGAGTTATTAGGAGTTGCTTTTTTGATTACAAGCTTAGGCTGGGTAGGATCTTCTAATTCTTTAAATAGGATCTCTGCTTCTGCTTTATTGTAGGTAAGGTCTTCTAGAAAGGCGTATAGTTGGATGAAGTTACCTTTATTGCCGCTTTTAAAACATTGCCATAAACCAGTATCTAGGTTAATACTCATGTGTCTTTTGTAGTCATCAGCTATAAATATAGAGGGGACAATCAGTTCGGAGTCTCCAGATGATAATCTGTAGTTTTCCTTGAACTTTTCCAATAAATAGTCTCTAATATAGTGAGGTACAACCATGTTTATAAATACAATTTCTGAATCAAAATCGAAGACTTTTAAGGAGTGTCAGCTTAAGTACTGTTATCGGTATGTTCACAGACTCAAAGAGGAGTCTAAAAATACTGACGCTTTGCACTTTGGTTCGTTTATCCATAAAATTCTTGAGGACGGGGTGGCAGCAACAACGCTTGCCCAGCTTACTAATATAGCCGAAAATGTCAAAAAGGACTACAGTTTCTCGGAAACTTATACCCCCAAGATAAAAACTTGCTTGGAGAACTTCCTGCGTTTCAACGCTACGTTGTCAGAGACAGTAGCTACTGAATTGGTGTACGAGGTAGTTTACGATAAAGAGAAGGAGATTAAGCTAAACGGTATCATTGACCGTGTCATCAAAGGAAGTGATGGAGGGTATTTAGTAATCGACTATAAAACCTCTAAGAGAGAGCTAAAAGAGATTGACCTCTATCAAGACAGGCAGATGCAAGGCTATGCGTATGCTGTTCATAAACTAATGAACATCCCTCTTGATAATATAGTAGTTGCTCACTACTACCCCCTGACTAACCACTTCGTCACAGTTAAGTATTCTCCGAATCAAATTAAACAATACCTTAGGGAAAAGGTAGAGCAGGTATGGAAGATTAGAAAGATGAAGAAAGGGGACTTTTGCCCTATGCAGAATCAGTTCTGTAACTGGTGTGGGTACAAAGATATTTGTCCCGAATTCAACAATAGTATGCTCATTGAGCAACGACTAGAGCAAAGACGCGCAGCCACCAATAAAAAGAGAAAGTCCAAAAAGAAGTAGGATAAGGGTTAAAGCCTTAGCTGCTAGATCGTATAGTAGTTCAAGTATATTCATATTATTTTTTGTCGTTAATGATGAGAGGATAATATATAGAAATATCTATTGCTTCAAAGAAGTTATCTACTACTTCCCCAGAGTACCTACATTTCTTAGTGAGGTAGTTATATAAACTAGTAAGTTTAAGGACTTTCTGTTTATTCAAGGAGTCTAATAGTTTGATTTGAAAGTGCTTAATAAACTTTTCAGAGTACTTATATCTCCATTTATCTACAAAGTTATTATTTAATGTATAATTTATTAAATCTATAAAGTCTATAAAATCTATATCAGTGGTCATTTGGCTCCTAAATATTTATATATAATATAGTACAATGGTTCAATTTTCAAAACAAACTCAGATTTTTTTAAAAGAAGTTGGAGGAGACCGTAAGAAGATACTTACGGAGATCCCACCCAGCGCAGACCGTATGACCCCTGGAGAGGTTTTAATCTTTAGATATTACCTAGGGGTTGGTCC